GCTATCCCATATGGAACTAGGGACATGCGTGACAACCTTGGAGGCTAACGACCTCTCGGGGGTTGACAACATAATCCTGCTCCATTTGTCCGATGACAATAGTGACGAGGTCTTATTCAAGGAAAAAGTAAGCGAGGCTACCCAACGACCGACTTTCGTGGCGACACCGGGCTTGGACATAAACCTTACACGGCCATGGTCAAGATAGAGAAGACAGGGACGGACACGGATTTGACGGAGTTCCTTTGTGAGCTGGCCGGATATCCACCCGGTACTTACCAAGTGACGATATATCCCGTCGGAGATCTAAGGTCCGGCGAGCAAAACAGGTATCTGTGGGGAGTGGTCTACCCTCTCCTGCTCGAGGGACTCAAAGATATAGGCTACGCTTATACGACTACCCAAGAAGTCCACGAGTTTTGCAAGAGGATGTTTTCTGATAGATACGTGAATTACCATTCCGGAGAGATCATAGACATCCCTGACTCCACCAAGGAAATGGACAGGAAGACTTTCGCCACATATTTACAGGTAATCAGGGAATGGTCGCTTAATTATATAGGTATTGAGATTCCAGACCCACAATACAAGAATAATGAAAGAACTGATATTATGCCTCAATGAGGCATGCTCTAAAAGACATTGCCTTTGCCATCAACGGCAAAAGCATTGGAAAGACCCGTCTAAAAAAGATGGGGAAACTGTAAGGACGGAATCGGCCTTACTTGACGGGAACACCCCTTGTAAGGGGTATGTCCCACAATTTGAAAGGAGAAAATATAACATTAAATATTAATGCATATGAGTATAGAGACTAAAAAAAATGAGATCAGGTATCAGACTTCGGATCCAAGGAGAATGTTGAATAAATATCTTACACGACATGTATGTAAGACATGGAAAGAGGACTTTATTGACGAGGATACCCAAGAGGCAGTCACTATCGAGCGAAACGAGGTGTTGTTTCAGAGGGGAACACTGATAGATCAAGATGTATTGGCGAAGATCCGGTTTTGCTATGATGCGGGGGATATCAAAGGCGACATTGAGGTCAGTAATCAGAAACGTTTAGGTTTCGAGATTCTCAATGAGTGCCTGTATCCTTATCTGGCACAGGTTTGCATTGATGAAAAGAGATACAAGTTCCTTTTTTACGCCACGGGTATAGAGCCAGCGAACGCATTACTGAAAGATTACATCGAGTTAAACTATAATTTCGGTTTCAGGATCACCATGATCAAGGAATTCGACAAATGCGTGATCCTCACTGATACGTTGAAAGAAAAGAAGACCGATGTGGAACCGTTAGAGATACCAGAAAACGCCCCTGAGGATAATCCGGACACGATGGAGGACGAGGAGCCAAAAGATGATAATCGAAAATTCTATCAGATTGAGACGAAAATAATGTACGGAGAGGTCGAGTCATCTGGAACCTTCGTGGTAAACACTTATAATGTGGAGCGGGCGATGATGCTCATCAACGCCTATCTCAAGAAACAGGAGGACGATCATGAAAGAGAGGCCAAGGAAAAGGGATGGACGTTCGAGAGAAAAGAGATTCATCCCACAATAGAGGCCGCCAAGCCAATATCCATAGGAAGATTTATTCCCAAGGAGTTCTCTTTAGCTTACAAATGATTCGTGTTTTTCATGGTATTAGATTTGGGTTAGAATGATTATCCCTGCCATCCGTGAGGATATGCGGGGATTTCGGGCGGTAAGTATTCCGGGATGAAACGTTACGGAGTGCGCATGACGTAAAGAGGCCGGTTCGATCCCGGCACCGTCCACGAATAACAAACATATAATTATGGAAACAATACAGAATTTAGATCACTTGACAATGGCCATGCACCTTATCACCGCAATACTAGGACTGATCGCATTGATCTTGGCCATATTCTTACTAATAAACGATAAAGAAAGGAGGAATCCATGGGAAAGAAAAGATACGAATTGGTGATAGCCGTTGACCCGGACATAGATAAATCCGGTGTATGCGTACTGTCTCCTTCCACGAGACAGCTAATTCTAAAGAGCCTCCCCTTCCCTGTCTTAGTTGATTTTATCAAGGAGGCGAGAGAGAGGTACAAGGGGGTAGACATAGTGGTCATTGTCGAGGCTGGATGGCTTAACGAAAAAAGCAACTTCCATAAATCGAGGGGTAAATCCGGCGAGAGGATAGCCAAGTATGTAGGTCGTAACCAGCAAACCGGGATATTGCTTCTCCAGATGTGCGAGCACATAGGGATTCCATGCGAGGAGGTAAAGCCTTTGACCAAGCATTGGAAAGGGGACGAGGGCAAGATAACCCATGAGGAACTCTCCTACATAGTCGGTCCCTTGCCTAAGAGAACGAACCAAGACCAACGCGACGCTACGATTCTGGCTTGGTGGTACGCCGATCTCCCGATCAAAATAAAGACTTGGTGATATGGCGAAGAAGAAAGACGAGCAAGAAAAGGTGAAATGTGGCGATTGCGCCAACGGACATTCTCACAAGGGGCTATGCGTTTGGTGCATCATACATGACGCTGGACGGGTAGCTAACTCCACGAGATTTTGTAACACTTTTAAAAAGAGAAGATAATATGGAACAAGAGAAATTTGATTTATGGTGCGTGGTCGAGTTATTCGGCCATTCAAGGATAGCGGGAAGATGTACGGAACAGAACGTGGCCGGTACCAATATGCTTCGGGTAGACGTTCCCGATACAAGTAACCAGCCCGGTTTCACCCGCTTCCTCTCATCGGGGGCCATATACGCCATAAATCCTGTCTCCGAGGAAGTGGCAAGGCAAATGGCGGAGAACCTGCAAATACAACCTGTAAACATATGGGATGTAAACCACCTTGTAGACCAGAAACTAAAGTCCTTGCAGGGCGGCGAGTCTCCGGATTTTGATTTTTAATAAAAGAGTAGTATGGCAAAAACCGGATTCTCCTTCTATCGGGCAGATACAGACAGGTTCCAAGATCTTAGGATCAAGAAACTTAGGAAATATTTCAAAAGTAATGGATTTTGTGTTTTCGAATTCGTTGTTAATGAGATATATAAAACTAATAACTGTTTTATTGTTAAAGATGAAACTTTAATTTTTAATATTGCTGAATATTGGGATATAAAAGAGGATTTAATAGACCATATTATTATATTTTGTTGTAATGTAGGACTGTTTGATAAGAATTTATTTAATCAATATGGGATATTAACCAGTTTTGATATACAAACACAATGGTTAAAACAAACAATGACTGTTGACTTTAATATAATCCCTATAGAATATCTTTTAATTGACAGATCCTCTATTCCTTTTTATAAAACGACAAAAAATCCAAGATTAGTAGAACGCAATTCAAAATTATGGAAAAAGATATCTAAGGATATTTTGAAACGCGACAACTATACTTGTGCTTATTGTGGGAAAAGAGGGGGAATATTGGAGATTGACCACATATTACCCATTTCAAGAGGAGGAAGTGATAATAAATCAAACTTAGTCACTTCATGTAGGCATTGTAATCGGCAGAAAAAAGATAAAACAGTTGATGAGTTTATCAAATGGAGAATAAAACATGGGTATTCAAATAATGGGACTTGACTACTTTCCTATGAATGTGGATTTTTTCGAAGATGATAAGATAGAACTCATAGAGGCTGAATTTGGGATAAAAGGCTCAATCCTTGCCGTAAAGTTGCTTTGCAAAATATACAAGGAAGGATATTTTTATAAATGGGGTGAAGACGAGTGTTTGCTTTTTTCAAAGAAGGCGGGTGCTGAATTTGTCCCGGGATTTGTAAAGGAAGTTGTAAACGGGTTGGTCAGACGGTGTTTCTTTGACAAGGGGTGCTTTGACTCGTTCGGTATACTTACCTCTTCCGGTATTCAGAGACGATATTTTGAGGCGGCAAAACGGCGTAAGAGAATAGACGTTAATCCTGATTTTTTGCTTATAGACGTATCCGATTTCAAGAATGTATACATTAATGGCAAAAATGTATGCATTAACAACGAAAATGTCAACATTCAAGGACAAAGTAAAGTAAAGTATAGTAAAGAAAAGGAAAGTAAAGAAATACCCCCTCTATCCCCCACGGGGGGAAGCGGAGGAGGAAGTTTTTTTAATCTTTCTAAGAATGACCCGCCGCCTTCGGACGGCGTGAAAAGGAATTATGAGGCTTTGACACGGGAACTCACCAATTTCAAGCTCTCTCCCGATGAGTTCAATACTATTTGCGAGTTATCGAACTATGGAGAGATAGGAAATCCCGTGTGGAAACTATTGCAAAGGATACGGGATAGCCGGGAGGGGAAATACAAGATCGATCATCCCGGAAGATTTTTGATATCCAGATTAAAAAACAATGATTAAGACCGTAACTCTCTATCCGGGCAGATACGCATATATCTGTCCTTGCGGCCATCCCTATCAGGTGATGACCTTATACAGGAAGACTAGTAACGTAGCGGTCTATTGCTTCGCTTGCAAGCAACAGACCGGAAAACACATAAGAATCATGGATCAGAACATAGATTTCGCCGTTAACTCGAATAACAAGTTGAACGGCACGTATTTCACCGCATTGAGGTTGCACGATCCAATCAAGTATTGCGTGGGGAATGTCCTCACGGTTTCAGTCAAGCAGCAACCACGAGGTAAGGCCAAGATTATCAAGGTAAACAGTTTCACGATAGACAAGGTAAATGACTACATATCGTGCTTGGATTCCGGATTAAAGGCCGATGAGTATAAGACTATAATCAAGAAGACATATTCCGGCAAGGGGATAAACTGGGACAAACAGCTTTTAGACTTTTGCCTGTTTGAACAAATTGATAAAAGATAAAACAATGAATCATACTGAAGCATTATTCAAGACGATCATTCTCTTGCATCACCTTGCGGAATTGCATAAGAAGGATAACGTGGATCTTTACTATATTGACCTGTTTTGTGGGGCAGGTGGAACGTCCACCGGCGTGGAACAGGCGAATATAGGAGGTGGTTCTATTGCGAAGGTTATAGCCTGCGTCAACCACGATAAGAACGCTATCGCCAGCCACATGGCTAACCATCCTTACGCCCTCCATTTCACGGAGGATATGCGTACGCTTGATTTGGCACCGATCGTTAATCTGATCAAGAAGATCAAGCTCCGGAATCCCAATGCGAGGTTTGTGCTATGGGCCTCATTGGAATGTACTAACTTCTCCAAGGCTAAGGGAGGACAGGCGAGAGATCCGGATAGCCGGACATTAGCCGATCATCTTTTCCGGTACATTGATGATATCAATCCCGACCTGATACAAATCGAGAACGTGGAGGAGTTCATGTGTTGGGGAGACCTAGATCAAAACGGGAAGCCCGTGTCAAAAGACAAGGGACGATTATATCTCCGGTGGGTGAACAAGGTCAAGAAATACGGGTATAAGTTCGATCATCGCATCCTGAACGCCGCCGATTTTGGAGCATATACTTCCCGTAGACGTTTCTTCGGTCAGTTCGCAAAAAAGGATATGCCTATAGTCTGGCCGGAACCAACCCATTGTAAGGAAGGTTCTCAAACCCTATTTGGCGAGTTGAAGAAATGGAAACCTGTAAAAGACGTGTTGAATTTAGAGGATGAGGGAACGAGTATATTTAAGCGCAAGAAGCCTCTTTCGCCTAAAACATTTGAGAGGATTTATGCTGGGCTTATTCGTCACGTTGCCGGAGGAAAAGATAAATGGCTGTTGAAATATAACTCTGTTAATGGGCAAACTGGTAAGCATGTCCCTCCTAGCATGGAAGAACCCTGCCCGACGATCAGTTGTCAAGGAAGGTTAGGCATAGTGAGGACTCATTTCCTATCGAAATACTTTAGCGGGCATCCGGAAAGTAAGAATATACCTATTACGGGACCAGCTCATACCATTAAGTGTAAGGACAATCATTCATTGGTAAGTACAAGGTTTCTATGTTCGTACAATTTTAAAGACACAGCCAAAGATATACAAG